GCCGTAACCGTTCGCCGGCAGGCTGCCGGGCAGTCGTCCCATCAGCATATGTCCTCCATGTCCGTCGAAGCGCGCCCTCAGCCGAGGATCGCGTAGTCGAAGCTGCGGTCGGCGACCGCGCTGTTGGCGTGGGTCAGGGTGAAGCTGCCCTTGGCCTTGGCCGAGGTGTGGATCGCGCCGGCGGCAAGCTCGGCCGCGGCGCTCGCCGTCGTCGGCCACAGCAAAATGCGGCTGCTGCCGGAGGCGCGCGGGTCCGCCACCACGGTGGATCCCGCGCCGACCGCCAGCGTCACCGAGCCGCCGACGTTGAGGCCGCCGACCAGCATCCGGTTCACCACCTCGGAAATCTCCCGCGGCGTCCCGCCGTTCACCGGCAGGCCGCGAAAACCGCTCTGCGACGCCATGTCTACTGCCGTCCCGCCGGCGCGGCGTCGATCTCGTCCACGCCCTGCAGGTGGCCCCAGCTCTGGCCCGCCGGCATCTTGATGCGGGCGCGGAAGTAACGGCCGGACGCGCGCTGCGGACAGAGGCCGCGGTCGTTCTGCGTCACTTCCGGCCCCCATTGCACGGGATCGACGACCCGGCCGCGCGTGCCGATCGCCACGCTCGGCGTGCCGCCGTCGACCAGCGGTCGGAGGCCGCGAACGAGCGCGCGCTGCCCCTCGATCAACTGCGCCTCGCCGGTATCGACAGTCGCCGCCATCGGCTGCCCGTTGAAGAACCCCGCCCGGTTCGCGGTCGAAAAGCCCGCCAGCAGCAGCCGTCCGGCGCCCGACCAGGCGCGGCTGTCGAGCGAGAAGGGCAGCGCATCCAGGTTCGTGGTGATGCTGTCCAGCCCCTCCAGCGTGTAGCTCGCCTGCGAGGCGCCCTGATGCAGCAGCGCCATCGCCTGCTCAGCGCGGCTCCAGCGGTCGGCCTGCCAGTTGTAGATCAAGAGGCGGTTCGGCGTGCCGTCGGCGCTGCCGGACCCCGGATAACTCACCACATAAAGCTTGTTCACGGGATCGACGGCGCTGCTCACGCGGTAGAGATAGCTCTGGTTCACGTCGTTCCAGAAATAGCGGTCCACCTTGTTGTGGCCGATGCCCCGGAGCTGCTGTGCGCCGGCCAGCATGTAGAAGCCCTCGTCCGACAGGAAGAACGCCATGTCCTCGTAGCGCGCCACCGAGCCTTCCGCCGGCGTGCCGATGCCGCGGGCGATCTCGTCGAACTGGAAGATCAGTGGCACGCCCACATAGGTCATGCGCTTGATCGAGCGTTCCTGGAACACGACGCCGTATTCGCCGCCCACCAGCCCCATCACATAGCCGCCGTCGGGCAGGTCCTGGAAATCCGCCTGGGTGACCTGCGACGAGGCCCAGGTCTCCGCGTTGTTGATCCCCGACCACTGCACCCGGTTGACCGTCGCCGCTATGCGACCCATGACCGTGAAGTCGCGTACCGTCGCGATCAGTCGCCCGACCGGCGGCGAACCGCCGAGGGCGCCGAAGTTGGTCGAGCTGCCGATGGTGAATTTCTGCGGCGCGTCCGTGCCGTTGACGGCGATCACGAGATCGCCGAACTGCGTCATCGACCAGCCGCCGTCAACGGGCGTGACGTAGGGGCCGCCGACCGCGCGGCTGACATCGAGCCAGTTCACGCCCGAGCTGTCCCATTTGTAGAGCTTCGTGCCGTCGCCGGCGAACTGGGCGATCGTGCCAGCGACGCCACGGGCATAGATCGCGCCCTGCACGCGGCCGGCCATGGCGTTGCCCTGTTCGGCGAAGGCGGGCAGCGGCCGGTAAGACGCCGCGTCGGGAATGACGTTCAGCGCCTCCAGCGCCCCCGGATTGGCCGGCGCCGGCAGATCGGGAAGCCAGGGTCCGACGGGGATCATGTTCGACGATCGCCTCCGCGTTCAACCATCGATCCAGGGGCCGGCCGCCTTGCCGGCCTCGGTCCATGCGCCTGACGCAGTGCTGACACCTTTCCACGAACCACTCGCTGGCGCGGCGGCGCTCCATCCGTCGACGGCCGCGGCCGCCGGCATCCAGTCATCGGCGACCGGCCCGATCGCGGACCAGGCCGCGCCGGCACGCCAGAACAGCAATAGCACTACGGTCATGCTCCTCTTTTATGGTGCCGTGTAGCCGCTGACGGCCACGGTGCAGGCGATGGCGGCGCTGGTGGTCACCGTTAGCGCCGTGTTGGCTGCCAGCTTCATCGGCACCCTCAGGTTGCGGCTCGCGCTCTGGCCGGCCGCCGAGCCGTAGAAACGATGCTTCAATACCGTCGTGCCTTCCTCCAGCGTTACTGTCACCGTGCCGTTCACGGCGACGTAGATGTCGGTGATGTATAGCGACAGGCCCGCGCCGGGCGCGGCCTTGACCGAGGTATCGGTCTGCGCCGCGGTGAATTCGCTCGCCGCGTGCCAGATGCGCGGCGGATGCGGATGGGTGTAGAGCGCGCCGTCGCGCGACACGACCAGCGAGGTCTGGTCGCCCTCGGCGCTGACCTGGTTCGCGGGCGCGGTGTCCTCGGGCGTCTCGGATACGCCAGCCATGATCGTGGGGTTGCCCGACGCCACGGCATCATGGGCGTTCGTCCCCTGCGGGCGGACGCGCAGGAACCCCGAGCCGTCGAACAGCAGCGGATGATAGTCGCCGTCGGTGGAAACGGGGGTCACGGCGGCGTCGCTGCGCACCCCCAGCACCAGCACGCCCACATCGCCGGTGGCGTGCGGTGCATCCTCCGCCTTGCCCAGGTTGGTCGCGCCGGTGCCCGGCGTGACGCTCGTCGTGATGCCCGCGATCGAGCCGACCGTGTTGGCGCCGGCCGGCAGCGACGGCAGTGTCAGCACGTCCACATCGCCGATGTTGTTCGTACCCGCCGGCAGCGCCGCCGCCAGCGACACGCTGCCGTCCACGGTCAGCGAGCCGCCATTGTCGGTCACCGGCTGCGCCGTGGCGCCCGTCGGATCGGTGCGCAGCGGCGCTGCGACGACACCGACCTCCGCGCCGGCGGCGCTGCGCAGGTTCGCATGCAGCGCCCGCTTCGCGGTGATGCGGATGGCCGCCGCTTGGTCCTCGGCGGGATCGGCGCCGGGTGCGTCGTTGAAGACGCCGCCGATCGGCATCACCGTGCCCGAGCCTTCGGTGAAGCCGGACTTGTCCGCTTGGCCGGCTCCGCTGCCGCCGCCGAAACTGGTGACCTGGTTGCCTGCCGCGTCCACGATAGCGACGGACAAGGCCTTGTCGGCGCCCACCGCCGTCGTCTTGAGCGGCGCGGCGCTGTCAACAGCGGAATCCACCAGCTTCACGCGTTGATAGTGGACGCCGCCGATCTCGTCGCTGGCGATCAGCGGATCGCTGCCGCTGCCGGCCGGGGTTTGTACGTTGTCGGCCATGAGTCATGCCACCTGGATTTCCGCCGGCCGCGCGGCGGCGGTGGAGCCGGACCATTTGCCGCGGTCGTCGGCATCCTGCAGCCTTTTCACGGCGAGCTGATAGCGTTGCTCCCACTGCGGCCAATGGGCGTCGTCGCCCAGATAGGCCGCGGCTTCCGCCAGCGCGCCAAACAGATAGACATCGGGCGCGTTGGCCAAGAGCCAGTTGCTGGGCGTCGAGCCGGACAAGGCGTCGAACCGCTTCCAATAGACCATCTCGGCGGCATAGGGAGCATCGGGCGCCGGCGCCAGCTCGATCTCATCATCGGCGATGGCGAACAGGCGCGGCCGGCCTGATGTTGCGCCGGCCCGAGTGCGGTCGATGAGTTCCGGCGCGACCATCTCCAGCGCCAGCGGCGGACTGCCGGCGATCTGCAGCGCCCGCATTTCCAGGAACCCCGCGGGCAGGGCGACGAACTGCGTCTGCAAAGTCGCTGTCGCCCGCGTTTCCATCGCCCGCAGGCGCAACTCCCGGTTCACCCGCGCCTCGCACAGCGCGATCCAGTCGGGGATCACCGCCGCGATCAGCCCGTCGCCGGGCCGGCCGAGCCAGTTGCCGATGGCCGTCTGCAGTTCGCCGTAGGTCGAAAGGGCCATGGCTACTTCTTCAGGTCCAGGGTGACGGAGAAGGTAAAGGACGGCGTGGTGCCGGAGATCCCATAAGCGATGCGCAGAAAGCTGCCGAGATTGCCGAGCTTCAGGATGTCGCGGCCCGCGGCCGTCTTCGCCGCGAAGGCGGTGTGGGCGAACCAGGCGACGCCGTCGGCCGAGGTCTCCACCGTCGCCGTCAGCGACGGCGTCGTGCCGGAGACCGCCGTGATGTCGAGCAAGACATTGCCTTCGCGAAATCCTGCCGGCGCGCTCGTCCCCTCGCCCTGTCCGCTGGCGGTCCGCGCCGCCGACGGCAGCAATGTGACGGATCTCGATGTCATGGTTCCCTCCTACAATTGTCCGGGTGCCGTGCGCAGGTGGCGCCATTCGCTGCTGTTGAGCAGACGCTTCACCGCCGGCCAGTGGTCGCGGTTGAAGACGTCGACGCCGTACTCCCGGCGCCATTTCAGGATGACGATGTCGGGAATCGTCGCCGCCCGGCGCATCTCCCGCGTCGCCGACCAGCCGCGGTCGTCGGCGTTCTGCTGCGCCTTGTTGGACTCCAGGATCGGCGCCACGTCCTGCACGGTCTCGATCACCGTGCGGTCCGTCGCCGGGTCGTAGTGATGGTATTCCGCGACCCCGCTGAAGGAGTCGCGGCCCAAGAGCCGCCGCTGCATGGATGTCTCCGCAATGGAAAAGGCCGCGGAGCTGTTCCGCGGCCTCGTTGCCTTTCGCTCCGGGGCGCCGCCGTTCCGGCGCACGTCGTCGAGCGTGGAATTACTATGGCACTATTTTTTCCAGAAAGTCAAGGACTATTTTTCTTGGCCGGGAAAAAGGATGAATCCCGGCGGCACCTGCGCCGTCAACCATACGCCGTTGGCGCTCAGGAAGAACTCGTGGCCCGCCGCGGCCATGCGCCCGGCCGCCACGGTCAGCACCACCGCCTCGCCGCGCCGAGCGCCGACGCGAACCGCCGTCGCCGCGTCCGCCGAAAGATGCACATGATGGCGTTGGCCGCGCCGCAGCCCCTCGGCCCGGATCGACGGCAGGAAGCGCGCCACCGTGCCGTGATAGAGCCGTTCCGGCGGCGTTGCCGGCGCGTAGCCGAGATCGACCGCGACGCTGTGGCCCTGGGAAGCGCGGATCATGCTGCCGTCGGCGCTGAAGGCAAAGCGTTGCTTGCCGTTGCCGGCGACGATGGCCGCGAGCTCCGCCCGGCCGAGCGGCCGCCCGTGCCGCGCCAGCGCCGTGAGCAGCTCCTCCACCCCGACCCATCCGCCCTCGCCCAGCGCCAGCCCGACCGCCTCCGGCTTGTGCCGCAGGATCAGGCTGAGGAACTTGCTGATTTGCATGTCTGTTCGTGTCATCTCGATCCCCGGCGCTCGGCCGCCTATCGGCCCCGGCGCATCCGCAGGACCGCGATGACGCCGCGCCGGAGAACCATGCAGCCGAGAGGAACAAGCATCATCGCGGTCATCTCGAAGTGTCCGACAACGAAGTCGCGATACAGCCCGGCGACCATGTAGGCGGTCATGACGATCACGAGGAGGCCCGTGAACACCGCCGCAATGACGGCATCGCCGAACCAATCCCATTGCCGATCGAGGCCTTCTGAAGCGTCGACCGCCCCGTCTCCGTTGCCCGCCTGCCGAGGAAGAAGCGCGGCGCGACAGATGACCAGAATATACAATGTCAGTCCCATCGCGAGCCAGGGATACAGAAGCCAATGTTCGTCCGACGACCGGGCGAGATCGACCAGGCTCACGAGCAGAATGTCGATCGTCGCAGCTACGCCGGCCGACAGCGTTGCCCAAGCGATCATCCAGTATGGCAGTTTCGACGGCCTCGACTCCACTCCGGCCCTTGCCGGCGACGGCAGGCGCGCCCGCCGAGCGCCGAGGCCCCGACGCAGGAGCCCTCCGAAGAGAAGCACGAGAGCCAGCGGCACGTACAAGAAGAGATACGCCGGAACGCAGTCGACCCATTTCTCGCCGACATAGGCATTCTTGTTCCAGAACATCCGGTCCAGTTCGACGTAAACCGCCCGGCTCACGATCGCCAACGTCGTCCATGCCAAATGCTCGAGCCAGGGCGCCGTCTCGACGCCCGCGCGACCCGCGCCGTCGGCGGCTGCGTTCATGGCGCGCCCGACGGCCGCCGGCGTGACCGCCAAGCCGAAGCTGCCCGGCGCCGACAGAACGTGCAGAAGGCCGGCACCAGGATGGCTGCGGTCATCTCCCGCGGCTCGAGCATGTACGCGGGAACCATCGAGAAAGCGACGACCAACAGCGCCATCGACAGGAGGTCGCCGAGCGCCGCCGCGATGGCCGCGGCGCCGAACCAGTCCCAGAGCGCATCGAGGTCGTCCTCCGTGCCGGATGCCGCGCCCCTTTCCCGGGCGGTCTGCGGATGACAGAGCATCCTGGCCGACGAGACGACGTACAGGGTCAGCGCCATCGCTTCGCAGTTGTACAACAGCCACCGAAGAGGCAGTTCGGGAAGATCCACGAGCGCGACAATCAGGACATTAACGGCCAGCGCCGACAACGCCGCCTGCGCCGTCTGAGCGACCACCCAAGGCGGGAGAACGGCACGTCCCCGCCGACCGGCGATCGCGGCGGCCGAGACCGGGCGCCTCGAACGGATATCGGCGGCCTGCCGGGCGAGCCAGCCGACGATCTGTACGAACGCGAGCGGCAGGAACACGATGAAGCAGGCGGCAGCGTAGTACTCGGCTCGCTCCTCGGGCCTCCAGCTCGCGCCCGTCGCTCGGACGACGAAATCCCAGGCGACCGCCGCGAAGATGGTCCACAGCAAATGCTCGAAGGCGAGCGTCGCTCCGAACCTTGCGCGATCGGAGGCTTGAAGGCCAGCGCTCACGGAATGTCACGCCTGTGCTGTCGCGGTCCGGCCTCGCCCCAATCGATGCGCTCCAGCCGCAAGCCGCCGTTCTCGCCGATGACCAACGACCCTGAAACCGGCGTCGTCCACCGCGAGAAAGTGCGGTACGGCTTGCCCACGTTCCAGTCCTGCAGCGCAACACCTTCTTCCTGCGTGAACTCCCACGGTACTACGGATTCGCTCGCCGGCGCATAGAACGAATCCCTGCCGTCGTTCTCGAAGGCGAATCTTTCGTCGAAGTTGTGCTCGACATTGCCATTGAAGACGATACGGTTTCCGCGGCGCTGAAAAGTCAGGCCCGCGTCGCTGCGAAGCATGGCCTCGCCGGTCATGCCAAAGAGATCGGCATCTTCCGTCAGGTCGAGGATATGAGTCGCCTGTAGTTCAAGATTGGGAGCCGAGTATGGGTAATACTCGTAGGGCAATCGAGCGTCCCAATGACTGCCTCGATGCAGCGTTTGACCGTCCTTCATGCCAAGCAAGTCGGCCTTGATATTCTCGAGCTTGCTGTCGATGAGTCCGTATCCTTCGACCCCGCCGAGCGGCTCCCTAGGATGCGTCGCCAGCATCCAATTCTGGATGTACTTCTGCACTTTGCTCTCGGCTTTTTGAACAACGGGAAAGCTGCGGAACATCTGCGGGGCGTACTCGATCGGCCGTCCCTCTCCGTAGATGAAGTGCTTCATGGCGGCCGCTCCGACGTCCAAGCCCTGCTTTTCCACGTCGTTCGCAATCGCCATGAACTTGTCCGCAGTCGGCCTGACCTCCGGCACCGGCGGCGGCAGCGGCAGTGGCTCGGCATCGAGCTTCCCTTGCGCTGCTGGCACAATTCCTCGATCCATCGGCCGATCGTCGCCCACGGCCGGCGAGATGAAGACCGCACGAACGATGGCGCCAATGTCCGGCCGATCGAACCCGCCGACGGCGCGTTCCATGCCGCGGCGTAGCCGCTGCGCCAGCGGCTCGCTCACATTCTCCGGTCGCCTGTACAATGAAAGGTCGGGGCCGACGAAGTTACGGTTGCGGTCGAAGCGCCCGGTGCGGCGAAAGTCATACTGCTCATCGTCGGGCGCGACCTCGGCACTTCGATAGAGGCGCGGGTCGATCTGCTGCGCGAATGCGAGACTCTCCGCGCGGCTCCGCGGTCCATGCTTCAGGAACGCAAGCCCCGCATCGTCCAGCGCCTCGCGGAAGGAATTCACCACGGGGTCGGGCAGTTCGCCGTCGGCTTGCGGGGTGGTCGCTTGCGAGTGGATCGGCCATCGCATCGTCTTTGGTTGTTCAGCGACTTCGAGCGGCGGCCGCTGTCGGCCAAGTCGGAGAAATTCTGCGATAAGTCCTTGCGGCTCGCGCGGCGGCGGCGCGCGGAATTCGGGCACGGCCGGCCTCGGCTCATGCGGTTGCCGGAAGGGTTCTCTTCCCATGGGGAAGCTTCTGCTCCGGAAGTATGTCATTTGTCGGTTCTCCCTGTGAAAGATTGCGGCGCGGCGCACCGCCGGGACCGCGTGGCAAGTCCGCGATCGGACGAAAGAAAAGGAGCGGGCCTTGCGGCCCGCCCCCAAGTCACTCCCGCCTTACGGCGTCGTCAGGTCGGCGACCACGCCGGAGGCGGCCTGCTGCTTGGCGCAGAGGGTATACTCCACCAGCAGTTGGCGCTTTTCGGAATCGCCGGTCTTGGCCAGCTCGATCTGCTGGAACGGCCGCAGGTAGGCGACGCCCCAGTACTCCATGTCCAGCACCAGCGCCGAGCGGTCGCGCGAGAACCGCGAGGCATAGATGCGGTGCTCGCCGAAGTCGCTGACATAGACGTCGGCCCCGGCGATGATGGTGGCCTGCTTCGCGCCGGCGTTCTCGCGATATTGCGTCGCGATGCCGGTGAAGGTGGATCCCACCGCCTTGTTCTTCGGCCCCACGATGACGGTCGCGGGATCGCCGCCGTTGGCCCAGCAGGACTGGATGACGTTCTTCAGCAACGCTTCCGTATAGGCCCGCTGGGTGCCGTCGGTCGCCGCCGCGACGATGCCGGCGGAGAAGCCGCCGGAGGCGCCGCCGGCGCCGCGGCTCACGTTCGCGGTCAGCCACGCCTCGACCGAGCCCGTGGTGCGCGCGACCGCCGAGCTGCCCTGGGCCGAGGCCTGGTTGCCGGTCAGGACGAACTCCATGTCGCGCTTCAGCTCCTTGGCGCGCTTGGCGATCTGGTAGGAGAGCTCGGACTTGCGCCCGGCCTTGTCCACCGATTCCTGCGTGCCGGAGACCACCACGGTCTTGTCGGAGATCTGCGTGTAGTTGCCCACCCGCTGGGTGGGCGTCACCGCATCGAAGGTCGCGTCGTCGCCCTCCACCACCGCGTTCTGGCCGGCGGTGGCGAGCGCGTCGGTCTGCCATTCATGGAACGTGTTCTTCGCCTTCAGCCGTTGCGCCATGGAGAGGAACGGCGTCTGCGTCGGACTGATGTTGTAGATGACGTCGCTCAGGTCGTCCTTGTTCCCGATCGCGTCGTAGGAATCGAAGGTGTTCGTCGGTTGTGCCATGTGGCTGTCTCCTTGTGAGGTTGTCGAATTTCCGACCGACAGTGTCGGCCAGCATGGAGCAGTGCCGCGGGCTGTACCGCTGGTGCGGAGCCACGAGGCCCGCCGGACGGCGGCTCTTGTCCGGCTTGGCCGGGAGCCGACGCCGCAGGCCGCGGCGTAGAGGTCAGGTTTCGGTCGAAGCGGCGGGCCGCCGGCACTTGGCCGGACGGCAGATCGCCGCGGTCGTCAGAGTCGCTGTGCCGGCCCTACCGCCGTCGGCAGTAGTCCGCGCCCAACAGCAGGATCGCCAGCATAAGCAGCAGAAAGGGCGTCGTCGCGACCGCGAACGGCGCGACGCCGATCAGCGCGTATCGCGGCAGCGGCAGGACCGCCATCGCGCCCAAGACCGCGGCGACCAGCATCGCGCTCAACGGCATGGCCAGCAGGCAGTCGAAGGCGAAATCCCGGCGAACGGTCCGGTAGCGCAAGTCGGGATCGTCGGACCGCAGCGGATTGACCTTGTCGTCCAGCCGCCGCACCCGCCGACGGAGCCAGGCCGCCAGCGGCAGCGGCGCCATGGTGACGACCATCACGATCGGCTCACGACGCCATAGCGCCGCAGGAAGTAGCCGAGATCGCCGGCCGGCACGTCGGGGTCCGGCGGATTGGCGGCCTCCGCGTTCAGCATCCCCGCGATCGCCAGACCGAGGATGACGGCACAAGCGGCGTAGGCGACATGGAATCGGCGCCGAACGGACCTTGCCGATCTTTCGCAGATATCCTGCGCCATATGCTTGCCCTCTTACAGCATCGTCTCGATCAGTTTCGCCGCGTCCTCGGTGCTGCCGCTGCGCGAGAGCCGCTTCATCAGGCTGGCGCGCCGCTCGCCGGCGCCGCCGCGCCGCTCGGGTGCGGCGCCCGGCGCCTGCACCCGCGCCGCCGCCAGCTTCTGCCGGCCCTTGGCGGCGCCGGCCATGAGGCGGTCGTAGAGCATGGCCTTGCGCGCCAGGATGAAGTCGCGGTGGTCGACGAGGCGGGCGATCTCCGCCGCGCGATAGCCGGCCTCGCCGAGATAGCGGGCGAGCGCCGCCGCCTCCCGCGGCCCCTGGACCGGATCGGCCATCTCGGGCACGCGGTCGGTCAAGGTCCGCTTTTCGGCCGCGATGAAGCCGCGCTGTTCGGCCGCCGTGCGCTGCTGCTCGATCGTCGCCGCCGCGGCCGCTTCCGCCTGCGCCAGCTCCGCGCCCTGCAACTGCTGCGCGAGCGATTCGTAAAGCGCCCGCGCCTGGGCGTGGACCGCCGGCTGCTGCGCCGCCAGCTGCGCCCAGTCGAGGCCGGCGAAGGCCGCGAGCTGCGCCTGCAGCGTCGGGATCGCGCCCGCCGCCTGGGCGGCGACGCGCTGGCGCTCCTCGGCCGCCGCCGCGCGCTCAGCCTCGGCGTCGGCGCGCAGCTTCCCCAGCTCGCGCCGCTCCTCGGCGAGCCGCATGGTCTTGCGCGTGTAGTCGCTGCCGCGCTGGTAGCCCTGGATCAGCTCGCGCAGCGGCACCTCGAAGCGCTCGCCGTCCACTTTGACGGCATAGCGCGGCTCGTCGCCGGCCGCTTCCGCGCCGTCGGTCTCCGCGGTCTCGGCGTCCGCTTCCGCCGATTGCTCATCGTCCGGCGACGGATCGGCGGCCTCCGCCGGATCGGTCTCGCCGGCGGGTGCTTCGGCGCGCCGTCGCCGGTCCTCGAGCCGCTCGATCGCCGCCGCGGCGGCGGCAAGCGTGGTGTCTTCGGGTGCGGTTGCCGTTTCCGGCGTCGCTGCGTCGGTCATGGTCGTGTCCCTTTCGTCGGTTGATTTCACAAGGTCAGTAAGACAAAATCCGCTCGTCCTTGCGGCGGGCGGATGTCATCGGCGCGGCGTCATGGGCTCCGAGGACGCCACAGCCAATGCTCCAGCAGTTTGCGAGCCAGGATCGCGAACGCCGACATGCCACGGCAACCGATGCCGCGGGCTTGCCGCCGGCAACAGATCGCAGGCGGTCTGTAGCCTATACGTTGTAGACTGCGAGGTAGAGGATCTCTCCCATCCAGCGCCAGTCGGGCTGCTGCGGATCCGGGAGCCCTTGGTTGCGGCAGTATCCTCTGAGGTTGTGCAGGGCACCCGTCACGCCGAAGAGGAAGTCCGGTGCCGCGGCTTCTTCGAACAGTCCGTCCAAGTAGGCGTTCCCCAGCATCGTGGCAAAAGCCGCGAGGTCTTCTCTCGTCCGAATGTTCCGGACTCTCTGATCCAGCGCTTCGAAAAGCGCCGCCTTCTCCGCCTTTGATAGCTTGCTCTGCCTAGGCATGGCTATTCACTCTCATCCAATTTGATGACGATCGACATTCCATCATCCTCGGTTGTACTTTTCCGTTTGATCTCACCCAGAAGCCCATTGGCCGGAACCTTGCGATACCGCACGGGCACACCGGCCTCCCGTGCCGCCACCAGGCGCCGGTGATCCAGCGTCCAGACCTTTCCGTCGATGACTGTAACCCGAATCTCCGGAGTATTCTCCGGCATCGTGCGGCCGGAGCGTAGCGCATCGATCGTGCTCACAAGACTGCGCCCCTCCATAGCGTCGGGCTCCCTCTTGAAACGCCGACCGATATTGTCCTGCATCGTTCGTATCCGCGACGGGTCGACCGAACCCCGCAACGGCAACGTCGCAAACTCCTCCGCGGTCATCGGGTTCCTTGCGTAGGAGACCTCCGGCAGCCGGTAGCCGGATTGGCCCGGCTGCTCTCGCCGGCCCGGGACGTTGCCCGGGGCGACGGGGCGGACGGGAATCGGCTCGTACCCCAGCGGCCTTGCACTCGCGGCGGCGAGCCCGGCAAGCATCGGCGCCATTTGCGCCGCCGCGCGCCGGTTCTCGCGCAAGCGCTCATCGCCCCGGTCCGCCATGTAGGCGGCGGCTTCCTCCGGCGTCAGGTCGCCGGACAGATAGTCCGAGAAGATGTAGTGGAACCAGTTGAGCGTTCGCGGCTCGCCGGCAAACAGCCTATCGATGTCGAGGCGCGCATCTTGGACCGCCGGCTCCGAATCCGGGTCCGTGCTCACGAGCTGGTCGATTAGTCCGGCGACATAGGGGTGAAGCTGGTTCGACGCCTCATCGACAATGACAGGAAATCTCTTGCCCGTGACGAAGTCGCGGCGTTCCAGGCGCCGGAAGTTTCGGACCGGCACGAAGTTCGACCCTCGATAGGCCGGCAACGGCCGCGGCGGC